GGCGCTGAGCGGCCCATCACCGCGCGGGTGAATGATCCGCAGTCCGAGGCCAACCTCCTGAACGAAAACGGCATCGTCACGGTGTTTAACAGCTTCGGCAGCGGCTACCGCGCCTGGGGCAACCGCAGCGCCGCCTGGCCGAGCGTCTCGCACCCGAAGAATTTTATCAACGTGCGCCGCACGGCGGACGTGCTGCATGAGTCGGTGGAGTACGCCATGCTCCAGTTCATCGACCGGCCCATCAACGATGCGCTGATCGACGACATCAAGGGCAGCGTCAACGCCTTCATCCGCACCCTGATCGGGCGCGGGGCGCTGATCGACGGCAGCTGCACCTACGACCCGGCGAAGAACCCGGCCACCGAGCTGGCCTCCGGGCACCTGACCTTCGACATCAGCTTCATGCCGCCGACGCCGGCGGAGCGGATCAGCTTCGAGTCCTTCATCGACATCAACCTGCTGTCCAGCCTGGGCGGCCAGTAAGGAGTGAGCCATGGCTAAAATCGAGATCCATCGCATCACCAACGCCAATATCTACCTGGACGGCCAGAGCCTGCTGGGTCGCGCCGAGAGCATCGACCTGCCGCAAGTCAAGGCCAAGATGGCTGAGCACAAGGCGCTGGGCATGGTGGGCACCATCGAAGCCTTCGCCGGCTTCGAGAAGCTGGAAGGCAAGATCAAGTGGTCAAGCTACTACGCCGATGTGCTGAAAAAGGTCGCCAACCCGTTCCAGGCGGTGCAGCTCCAGGTGCGCGGCTCCATGCCGGTCATCCTGGGCGGCTCGGTCTCGCGCGAGGCGCCGGTGGTGGCGCTGCTGTCGGTGGTGTTCAAGAGTCTGCCGGGCGGTGCCTTCCAGCAGCATGAGAACGTGGAGCTGGAGACGGAGTTTACCGCCTACTACATGAAGCTCACCGTCGATGGCCAGGACGTGGCCGAGATCGACGTGCCGGGGAACATCTACAAGGCGGGCGGCGTGGACCTGCTGGCCCAGTACACCGCCAATATCGGGGGCTGATGAATGGATATTGAGCTGAAACACCCGGTCAAGCTGGCCACCGGCCAGCAGATCGCCAAGATCACCCTGCGCCGCCCCAAGGTGCGCGACCTCAAGCAGGCACAGCGCGTCTCGGACAAGGCAGAGGAGCAGGAGCTCGCGCTGATCGCTCAGCTGGCGGGCCTGACGCCGGAGGATATCGAGGAGCTGGACCTCTCGGACTACAAGGCCATCGCCGAGTCCTTTCGCGGCATGTTGGATCAAGGCTGACGATCTTTGGGCGGCTTCGGCGCTCCTGGCGCGCTGGTTCCGATTTCAGCCCTCGGAGATTGACGGGCTGGAGGTGGAGGAGCTGCTGGGCTGGCTGAGGGAGGCCAAACGCCAGATCAAGGACGAACGCCCAGCATAAGGCCGCCGAGGATGCCCGCCACCGGGACGGTGATGGGCAAGGCCAGGAGCGCTCCGAGCAACGCAGCGCCCAGCGAAGCGCCGGTCACCAGCATCGCCAGTGCGGGCGTGAGATAGGCGGCCATCAGCAGCCAGAAAAGGGCGGAATCGGTATTCATGGGCGCAGTATAGACGAGATTTGGCATGGCAGGCAGCACCTTATCCCTTGGGCTTCTGATCACCGCTTCGGCGGGCGCGGCGCATGGCGCGCTGCAATCGCTGGGGCAGAATATCGAGCGCCTCAAGACCCGGACGCGCGAGGCGACCGAGGCGCATGCGCGGCTGGGCGATAAGGTGGCGCTGCTGGGGCGCAAAAACCGCCCCATCGATGGCCTGACGCAATCCTACGTCAAGCTGGGCAATACCATCGAGGCAGCGCAGCTCACCGCCGAGCGCTTTGCCGCCACCCAGGACAAGATCGCCAGCCACCGCGCCGCCATGGGCGAGCTGTGGGGGCAGGCCGCCGGCGTGGCCGGGCTGGCCGTGAGCCTGGGCGCGCCGATCAGGGCGGCGGTCTCCTTCGAGTCGGCCATGGCCGATGTGCGCAAGGTGGTGGACGGCAGCGACGAGCAGATCGCGGGGCTGGGCGACACCCTCAAGCGCATGGCGCGCGAAATCCCGCTGGCGCAGGAGGAGTTGGCCCAGCTTGCCGCCTCCGGCGGTCAGCTCGGCGTTGCGCTGGGTGATCTGCCCGACTTTGTTGCCACCACCGCCAGGATGGCGGTGGCCTTCGATATGGCCGCCGAGGAGGCGGGCGATGCCATGGCCAAGGTGGCCAACGTGTATCAGATTCCGATCGGCGAGATCGGACGGCTTGGCGACGCCATCAACCAGATCTCCAACGAAAGCCCGGCCAAGGCGCGCGAGATTGTGCAGGCGCTGTCGCGCGTGGGCGGCGTGGCGCGCAGCTTCGGGCTGTCGGCGGACGCCGCGGCGGCGCTCTCCGGTGCCTTTATCGCCATGGGTAAGCCGCCGGAGGTGGCGGCCACCGGCATCAACGCCATGCTCACCAAGCTGATGACCGCCGACAAGCAAGGTAAGGCGTTTCAGGACGGGCTGGCGGCGATCGGCCTGTCTGCCGAGGCGCTCAAGCAGGGCATCGAGCAGGACGCCCAGGGGGCGTTGCTGGGTTTCCTCAAGACCCTGGAGCAGCTCCCCAAAGAACAGCGCATGGGGGTGCTGGTTGATCTGTTCGGGCTGGAGTATGCCGATGATATCGCCGCGCTGTCCGGCTCGCTGGATGTCTATGTCGCCCAGCTCGATGCCACGCAGCGCGCCGAAGGCTCCATGGGTAAGGAGTTCGCCGCGCGCGCAGCCACCACGGCCAATAACTGGCAGCTGCTCAGGAATACCGTTTCGGAGCTGGGCATCGAGATCGGCTCGGTGCTGCTGCCGGCGCTCAATGAGCTGATCGGCAGCCTGCGCCCCATCATTGAAGGGCTGGCCGAATGGGCGCGGGCACATCCTGCACTGGCAGGCGGCATCATGAAGCTGGGCGCGGCCCTGCTGGCGTTCAAGGCCGGATCGCTGGCCGTGCGCGCCGCCTGGCATGGCCTGGCGTTGTCGCTGTTTGGCACGATTGGCCGTTTGCAGGCGTTGCGCAGCGCCTGGCTGGCCACCTCGCTGGCCATGCAGACCAAAAGCCTGGCGCCCATGCTGGGCAACGCCGTCCCGGCGGCGGCCGGGCTGGGGGCGCGGTTGCGCGAGATCGCCAACTCCGGCGCGCCGCTCAAGGCGATCGGCTGGCATCTGGGCAGCCTGGGCGCAGCGGCCAAAACCGCTGCGCTGGCGGTCGGCGGCGCGCTCAAGGGGGCGCTGATGACGGCTGGCCGCGCGGTGCTGTGGCTGGGGCGGGCGGTGATGCTCAATCCCATCGGCCTGGTGCTCTCGGCGGCTGCCCTGCTGGTTTATAAGTTCTGGGGGCCGATCTCCGGCTTTTTCAAAGGGTTATGGGCGGGCCTCAAAGCGGGGTTGTCCGGTATCGGCGAGGGCGTGCGCGCGGCCTTTGCCCCGTTGATGCCGCTGCTCAAGCCTATTATGCCGGCGCTGACCTGGCTGGGTGATAAGGTACGTGCCATTGCCGGGTGGTTTGGCGACCTCGCCAAGCCCATCGAAGATACCGGCGGCGCGGCGCAGGCTTTTGGTGCACGTGTCGGCCAGGCTATCGGCGAGGCGGTCAGGCTGTTCCTGTCGCTGCCGGGCAAGCTGATCGCTCTGCCCGGGCAGATGCTGAGCATGGGTGGTGAGCTGGTGTCGGGCCTGGTGGAGGGTGTGAAGGCCAGGCTGGGCGCGGCGCGCGAGGCGGTGGCCGGGCTGGGCGAGTCGATCAAATCCACCTTTAAGGGCTGGCTGGGGATTCGTTCGCCCAGCCGGGTATTCGCCGGGTTCGGGCAGATGGTGGGCGAAGGTGCCGCTCAGGGCATCAGTGGCATGGCCGGCCAGGTAGGCAAGGCGTCGGCGGCCCTGGCGCTGGCGGCTACCACGGCTTTTCAGCCTGCGCTGGCGCTGCCTGCGGTGGCCGACGCTACCCGCCCCATCCGGCAGGCGGTGGAACCGGTGGATCTGCCTGCTGTCGCCGACGCGACTCGCACCATCCGGCAGGTGATAGAACCGGTGGCGCTGCCTGCGGTGGCCGACGCGACTCGCACCATCCGGCAGGTGATAGAACCGGTGGCGCTGCCGGGGTTGGCGCAGCAGCGTATTGATAGCGCTGAGATGTCCGTATTGCGTGCGACGAAAACCGGCGCGAGCGACACAGCGCCGATGCAGATCACCTTTGCGCCGCAGATCACCGTGACCGGCGCGGCATCGCCAGACGCGGCGCGGGCGCAGGTCACGCAGGCGGTGCAGATGAGCTTTGCCGAGTTCGAGCGGCTGATGCGGCGCTATGAGCTTGAGCGGCGGAGGATTGCGCCATGAGCCTGTACGCGACCCTGGGCGAGACCGAGCTGGAGGTGATTACCTGGCTCGATGGCCTGTCGGTGCGCTATGGCGCTGACTACGCCGAGCAGGGCCTGATCGGCCGCAAGAGCCTGCTGCAATACACCGGCCACCGGCCCGATGAGGTGCGCATCGATGCGCGCCTGCACGCCTCCTGGTGTAACCCGGCGGATGAGGTGCGCCGGATCAAGGAGCGGATGGACAACCGCGAGCCGCTGGCCTTCGTGCTGGGCACCGGCGAGTATCGCGGCGTGTTTGTGATCACCGAAGCGGAGGTGACGGCGACGCAGACCGACGGCTATGGCGCGGCCATCGCCTTCGAGCTGAGTCTCACCCTGCGCGAGTACGTGGGCGACCCGGCCGAGCCGAATCCGCCGGGCGTGGTCACGGCGGGCTACCGCATCCCCATCGGCGCCACCGGCGCGGGCGCATTCGATCTGATTGCGGGCGCGCCCTTGTCCAGTCCCGGCGGGCTGGCGGCGGCCGTCTCCTCCGGCATCAGCGCCGTGGCGCAGGGCGTGCAGCTGGCTGCCGATGTTGCGAGCCTGGCACGCATCGCTGAATCCGCGCCCGCTTCCGCCGCGCTGGCGCTGCCGGGGCTGGCGGACCGCGTGGCCGGTTTCGGCGCGACGCTGCCCGCCGAGACGTTCAGTCAGATTGGCCAGATGGCGGGCGCGGTGAGTGGTGTCGCGGCTGACGCCATGATGGTGGCCGACGGGATGCTTGCCGCGCGGGCCCAGTGGTATCACGCAGGCGCGGCGCTCGGCGCGGGCTTATCGGCGCTGCCCGGCGCGCTCTCCGGTGTCTCGGCGGCCACCGCCGCCCTGGACGGCGCGCGCGGGGCGCTTTCGCGGCTGGCGGTCCATGCCGCTGCACGGCTGCCGGTGATGGAGGCATGAGCATGGCGCAAAGCATCCTTTACACCACACAGGACGGCGACCGCTGGGACCTGATCGCCTGGCGTTACTATCGCGACGTGTCGCAGACGGCGGCCTTGATCGAGGCCAACCCGCACGCGCCGCGCACCGGCACCCTGCCCGCCGGCCTGAAGATCGCCGTGCCGCTCATCGAGCGCGCGGCCAGCACGGAGGCATTGCCGCCATGGAAGCGCTGACCCCCGCCGTCAAGCTCGCCTACAACGGGCGCGACATCACCGCCGATCTGTCGCCCTACCTGATGCGTGTGGCCTACACCGACCGACTCACGGGCGAGGCGGACAGCCTGGATGTGGAGCTGGCCGAGACGGACGCCATCAAGAGCCGGTGGCTCGCCGACTGGTACCCCGACAAGGGCATGGAGCTGCGGCTATCCTACGGCTACGCCGGCCAGTCGCTGGCTGCTGCCGGGGCGTTCGAGGTGGACGAGATCGAGATCAGCAGTCCGCCGCTGGCTGTCCGCATCAGGGCGCTGGCCACGGGTATCTCCCGCGCGGTGCGCACCCGACAGGGCAAGGCGTACGAGAACACCACGCTCGCCGCTATCCTTGACGAGATCGCCAAGCGCATCGGCGCCCAGCGCAAAGGGGGGGTGGCGCATATCCCCATCGACCGCGTCACGCAATACCAGGAGACGGACTGGGCCTTCGCCGTGCGCCTGGCGCGCGAATTCGGCTATGCGCTCAAGCTCACCGACAACAATCAAACGCTAGCAGTCCTGAAGCTGGGTGAGGACGCCGCGCCGGTGCGCACGCTTGCGTCGGGCGACCTTAGCCGCTACAGCTACCGCGACCGCATCACCGAGGTGCCCGCGCGCACCGAGGTGCGCCACCATGACCCGGCCACTGGTGAGCTGGTGATCTACCGTGTCGAGAAAGGGGTGGCGGTGCCTGATGAGGCCGTCACTGCCGCCGATGCGCGCAAGCGCCAGGTGCGCGCCAAGATGCCGGAGCAGGCCAAGGCGATTGCCGAGGCCGAGCAGCTGCGGCATGAGATCGACAAAACGAGCCTGGAGGTGCAGCTGCCCGGCGACCCGCTGCTCGTGGCCGGCGCGACCGTGGATGTGACCGGCCTCTCGCGCCTCGACGGGCGCTACCTGATCATCGAGGCGAGCCATGAAATCAGCCGCGATGCGGGGTACATCACCGCCCTGAGCCTCAGACGCATCAAGGAGACATTCACATGATCGAGACCCAGCGCGAGGCGCTTGCCACCCTGAAATTCGGCATCGTGTCCGCATTGGAGGTGGCCAGCCACCGGGTGCGCGTGCGCCTGCCCGATCTGGATGATCTGGAAACTCACTGGCTGCCGGTGCTCACGCTGCGCAGCCATCGCGACCGCATCGAACATCTGCCTGACGTGGGCGAGCATGTGGCGGTGCTGCTCGACCCCCACGGCGAGGATGGCGTGGTGCTGGGGGCGATCTACTCAGCGCGCGACCCGGCGCCGGGTGGTGGGCCGGATATCACCAGCGCGCGCTTCGGCGACGGCACCGAGGTCGAATACGACCGCGCGGCGCACCGGCTGACCATCCGCAGCGTGGGCGACATCGAGATCGTCTCCGACACCCATATCACCCTGCGCGCCCCGCGCATCGACCTCAACCCTTAGGAGGGGCTATGCCTGCTGCGCATCGACTGGGCGACACTTGCACCGGCCACGGTTGCTTCCCTGCCCGCGCCAATGTGGCGGCCAGCCCGGACGTGTTTGTCAACGGCCGTGGCTGGCACCGGGTGGGGGATGCCTGGGCCGCGCACGGCTGCGCCGTCTGCCCGCCGCATGGCGGGGTGCTGGCGGCGGGAAGTGCCACCGTCTTCGTCAATGGCCGTCCGGCCGGACGTGTGGGCGACCCGGTCTCCTGCGGATCAAAGGCGGC